CAAACTTAAATTTAGTACAGCAAGCAATTGCTGGTGTAGAAACAGTAACACTAAATAGTGGTTCTACTTTAGCATTGGTAATGAGTAATGCTGCTCTTTCAAATGCTAGAAACATGGTAATCAAATTTTCAACTGCATCAATTGCAGCGAGTACAGTTTGTACAATTCCAGATTCAATTGAAAAATTTTATATTTTTGATGCAACAGGTTTAACAAACCCAGAAAACCTTACAATTAAAACTGCGTCAGGAACTGGTTTTACTTTAGACGCTGCTAAAATTTATGCTGCATACTCTGATGGTACAAATCTTAAAGAAGTTTCATTAGATACATTAGGTGGCACTGTTGCTGCTGCGCAGATTGCAGACAATGCTGTAACAACTGCTAAAATTTCAAACGCAAACGTAACAACTGCAAAAATAGCTGACAACGCAGTGACAACTGCAAAAATTTCAGCTTTACAAGTTACACAAGCTAAAATTGCAAACGATGCAGTAGGATCAGATCAATTAGCAAACACACCTGTGTCTGCAGGTTCTTACACTCTTGCATCTATCACAGTAGATGCTCAAGGAAGATTAACGGCTGCATCATCTGGATCAACTCCATCACCTATTACAGAATTTTTCTTTATTGAAGGTCAAGGTGATACAGGTATTTTACAAAACCACGGTACTGCAATCGGAAGTGGTGCAACTCTACACATTTTTGCTCAAGGCGGAGCAGGCGGTGGTGGTGGAAACCAAGGTCACAATCAAGGACCAATTGTTGGAGGCGGAAGAGGATCTGCTGGTCAAATTTGTTATTTTACAACTACGTTGTCTGGAGCTTATACAGCTCAACCATATTCTTTAGGGGAAAATGGAGGTGCTGGTAACTCAGGGCCAAATCCAGGTCAAGCCGGTAATGCTACAACGTTTACAAACTTTGTAACAGCACCAGGAGGAAATGCAGGACCAGGTGGAAATAGAGGTCCAAACTCAGGTGGTGGCGGACCAAACACTGGTCAATCTTTACCAACAGTAAATAACTCAGCTACTATTAACTTTGCACCTTTTGCTCCAGTAAACCCAGGAAACGCAAACACTGGAACATTTGCACCAAACTTAGGTAGTGATGGAACTTTAACAAATAACTTAGTATTGACTGCTAACCAAAAAATTATTGGTCAGTGCACTGCTGCTGTTTTTGGATTACCTCCAGGAGCAAGAAGTTTAGGTCAAAACCAAGGTGGTAATGGAGCACCTCCAGGCCCAGCAGCTGGTCAGGCTGGATCAGGAAATGCATTCCTTGGTATAATTGTAGAATAGGAGTAAGAGATGGCAAAATATTTAGGATTTTTTAATAACTCAGGTAATTGCGATTTGCATTGTGCCTCTGATGCTGAGAAAGCTACTTGTGAAGCAGTTGATGCAGCTTTAGGAAGACAGGTTACTTACATAGAAGTAAATGATGCTGATTTTGATAAAGAGCATAATGTAACTCAATCATGCACATTAGAGAATGGTTCTCTTGTTTGGGATAATGAAAATGATGGGTCATTTGAATGGTCTCAAGAAATAGTTCAAGAAGCACTTGATCAACAAGTAAGTTCAATTAATGGATGGTTAAACTCAAAACATTCAAGTATTGTTGATGCTAGTGTTGTTTCATCTTGGGAAGCATACAGAGATGAATTATCTGCTATTGATTTAAGTGGTAAGTCATTTCCAATGACAGGCGTACATCCATTAGTTGATCTCATTGGTGATGGAATTTCTACTTGGCAAAACACAAAAAGATTACCATAGTATTTAAAAAAATTTCATAGTATAACATTTGAATGCATTCAAATGTGATAGAATTTTTTGCACCTAAAGTTGTTCTTTCAGATAAAGAAAACTACCCTGAGCCAATTAGAAAACAAATTCCAGACTGGTACAAAAAAATTAGTGGTAAACAAAATACGGTAAAAAACTGTAGACCTTTTTTAGATACCTTAAGCACTGGATATGCTTTGAAATTACCGTCAGATATTGAGGTCAAATTTAATAACAAAGATGGTGAAACAGAAACCCAATGCCCTTTTGCATCTGATCCAAAATTTATTAGTGAAAAATCACTTAACGTAGGAGTTGTTAATGATGGTGTTCACCCAAGATGGCAATTAGAAGGCTCTCCTATATTAAGTAGAAATAGAAACCAAACAGTTCAAAAAATTATATGGCCTTGGACTATTAAAACATCTCCTGGTTATTCTTGTTTATTTGTTCCACCAATGAACAACAGGGATGATAGATTTGAAATAGTATCTGGTATAGTAGATACCGATGAATATCCAATGCAAATTAATTTTCCATATGTTTTTAATGGAGATAAATATCAACATTTAGACACAACAATTAAAAAAGGGATTGTATTTGCACAGTGTATACCTTTTAAAAGAGAAAATTGGAAAATGGTTATCAAGGATATTAAGGTTTTAAAAAAATCAAGTGATAACTACTGGTATAAATGGTTGACTAAATTTCAACATAAATATAGAAATCAAACATGGAAGAAAAAAAATTTCACTTAAAAGATCACATAATGGAAATAGAAAAAGTAATGGCAGATAAACACTGCGCAGCACTAATTAAATATGTGGATTTTAAAAATTCTCAAGGAGCGTTTGAGCAAGCTAAAATAATTAAAGATGAAGAAGGTGATCAAGATAGTAATAAGGAAATTAGAGATACTAAAAATTTTGCATTAACTAATTTAAATGAGTCTATTACAGATCAACATTGGTGTAACTTATGTCATCATATTTTTACAAAAGCTATGCAAAGATATCATAGTTTACACCCTATGCTTTCTTTGGCTGCTGTTTATGATATGCAATTACTTAAATACGAACCAGGTGGTCATTATGTAACCCACGTTGATGATCATCCTACTATTCCTAGAACATTAAGTTTTATTTGGAGATTAAATAACGATTATGAGGGAGGAGACCTAGTATGGACAATGCATGGAAAAGAGTTTCACAGATCTAAAACAAAACCAAATTCTATGTTAATATGGCCTAGTAGTTTTTTATATCCACATGGTGTGGAACCTGTAACGAAAGGAACTAGATATAGTATTGTAGCATGGGCAAGATAAATAACGGATATAAATATGTAAAAGGTTTTTTGACACCTGAAGAATTAGCTTTACTTCAAGAGTATACAAAGACATTTCATAGATTTAATACTGAAAATTTTGATGGTGAACGTCTAAGTGATACATTAGATACATATGTATACCATGATAAAATATTTGAAAGTTTATTGACTACAAAATTACCTTTAATGGAAAGAGAGACTGGTTTAAAACTTTTTCCAACATATTCCTTTTGGAGATTTTATTCTAGATATGCGACTTTAAAAAAGCATAAGGATAGACCTTCATGTGAGATTTCAGTCACTGTGACTTTGTTTTCTTCGGATGGTGCTAAATGGCCAATTAGAATGGGTGAGCATTGGATAGATATAGCACCTGGAGATGCAGTGCTTTATGAAGGTTGTGATATAGAACATGAAAGAAAAGAATTAAATGGTGATGGTCAATCACAAGTGTTTTTACATTATGTTGATGCAAACGGTAAAAATAAAGATTGGAAATACGATAAAAGACAAGGAATAGGCTATCCTCAGACTAACGACCTCGCAAAGCTAAGAGGTTAAATTAACCTATTTTTTTTGGTATAATAAGTTATGTCATTAAGAAATGTAACTATAAGACCTGGATTTAATAAGCAAGTAACTGAAACTGGTGCTGAAGGTCAATGGGTTGATGGAGATTTTGTAAGATTTAGATACGGCTTACCTGAAAAAATCGGAGGATTTGAACAGCTAACAAGCAGTGAGTTATTAGGTGCTGGCAGACAACAACATGTTTGGGCAGATTTAGATGGTAGAATTTATGCAGCTGTTGGAACTCATAAAGGTTTGTTTGTGTATTATGGTCAATCTTTTTACGACATTACTCCTTTGGGGACAAGTTTAACAGGAGCAACTTTCACTATTGCAAGCACTGGCACGCCTCAAACAATTACAGTAAATAAATCATCTCATGGATTGATTGCAGGTGATATAATTTTATTAGACAGCGTTACACCACCGACAGGATCAGGGTATACAGCTTCAGATCTTGAAACAAATCCATTCCAAGTTTTAAGTTCAACCACAGATACTTTTACCATTGAATTTGCAACTGCTGCCTCAGGGGTAACAACGGCCACCGGATCAGCAACAATAAAACCCTACGATGAATTTGGACCTTTAACTCAAACTTTTGGTTATGGTTTTGGAACTGGTCAATTTGGTGGTACTGTTTCAGGGGCAGTCACAACAACTTTAGATGGTGCTCTTGGTGATAACACAGACGGTAACAACGGATCAGCGACACAAATAAGATTAGCAGATGCAACAAACTTCCCTACTTCTGCGGGTATTATATCAATTGGGACAGAACTTATTACCTATTCTGGTGTAGCAGGAAACGAACTCACAGGTATTACAAGAGGTGCTTTGGGATCTAACAGAACAGCTCACAATACAGGAGTTGTAGTTACAGATGCAAAAAATTTTACTGGATGGGGTGTTTCAACAACAACTTCTCAAGTAGTTCTTGAACCAGCTAATTGGTCTTTAGATAATTTTGGTGAAATATTAATAGCAACAAGTAAAAATGGTGAGACTTATAATTGGCAACCAATACATTCAAATTCAAATGCTTTGACTACAAGAGCTCTGCCAGTGACTAATGCACCAACAAAATCAGTAATGTCAATTGTATCAGAAAGAGACAGACACTTAATTATTTTAGGCACAGAAACAACGATAGGCAGTCTTGCTTCACAAGATAAAATGTTTATTAGATTTTCTGATCAAGAGAGTAGAACAACTTATACGCCAACGTCAACTAATACAGCAGGTACATTTAGATTAGACTCTGGTACAAAAATAGTTGGAGCTGCTAAAGCAAAAGATTATATTTTAATTTTAACAGATACATCAGCTTACGTAATGCAGTTTGTTGGTCCACCATTTACATTTTCAATTAGACAAGTTGGATCAAATTGCGGATTAATAGGGCAAAACGCAGTTCAATACGCAAATGGTGCAATGTATTGGATGGGTCAGTCAGGTGGTTTTTTTGTATATGATGGTACAGTTAAAACTCTTCCTTGCTTAGTTGAAGACTTTGTTTTTACAGATGGAGGAGATAATCTTGGAATAAATTACACTTCTGGAGAAATCGTATATGCTGGCTTAAATCATTTATATTCAGAAATAAGTTGGTTCTATCCTAAGAGTGGTTCTGATCAAATTGACAGAACTGTTACTTACAACTTTGATGAAAATACTTGGACAACAGGATCGCTAGCAAGAACATCATTTCAAGATGCTACTTTATTTGATAAACCTTACGCAACTGAATTTAATACAACAGGAGTTCCAAATTTTCCTACTATAAATGGAGTAACAAATACAAACGGTTCTACAACTTACTACGCGCATGAAGTTGGCACTGATAAAGTTTTAAGCGATGGATCAGTGATACCAATAGCATCATTTATACAGAGCGGTGATTTTGGTTTAAATCTTCAAGATAGTGAGGCACAATTCT